AAGATATTTCTAGACCTGCTTCTGTAAGAATCATGTCTTGTCTTCCGTCAACATTGTTGTTTTGAATATTAGTTAGAATCTGAGTATCACGAGATTCACCATTTGCCATTAAAGGTCTGTAAGCTACGTTATCTAAATCGATAGCTACAGCATGATTTGCCCATGGTCCTCTTAATAGAGGCTCCATAACAAAGTTAAGAGTACCATATAAGGTATCAACTTGTGTTACTTGAACTCCTTGGAACATTCCGTCTTTCTTACTAATGTCTACACCATATGATGAAGAGGATGGTTGTCCTGAACCTCCAACACCTGCATTCATAGTATTTCCTAAGAATGAACTTCCACCTAGTTTGTTTAACCAGTTCATAATTGAACGAGAAGCAAGAACAAGCTTTTGACCGCCTGCTGCTGATTCTACGTCAAAAATGTCTGACATAGCATCTACGAAGTCATCATACCCTGAAGTTGAATAAGAGAAAGGTTTTACTCTTCCATGTATTTCAGTGTAAGGTAAGATACCCCATGATTTACGTGCTTGTGATGTAGATAAGTCATCTGCTGAGACCGCACCATATCCGAATAGTAAAGCATTTTCAATGTCCATCTTATGTTCCATAAGTTTCTCTTGATATACTCTCATGTATTCGTTTGAATCTCCTCTGTAACGAGTAGCAAGAGCTGTTCCACTAAATAGAGGTACTGAAGTCTTAAAGATTTGACAGTATCCTTCATTTGTGTAAAATTCATCTCTCCAACCTGTTGGTGCTGTATCGCCTTCAGCCCATGCTGAACCAATTACTTGACCTGGTTTGTTTGCAGCAATAGTTAACTTTTCAGTGTTAGCAAAAGTTGTAATTGCACCATTCTCTACACCTAGTTTAACTGCTGCTTCAAAAGTAGCGTTAATAGATGTATCGTTTGTGTTTTGTGTTACACCTGTGATTTTGTAATAAGCTACTGCTGGGAAATTAGCTAATGAGCCGTCAACTAGTTTTGCAACTACGCACTCAAATGCAATCATTTGTCCTACAGTAAGGAATTCAGCTTTATATCCACTACCTGCTGTCTTTCTTCCATAAATATCATAGTCAACATCCACTTCTACTGAAGATAAATTAAATGCTGTCGTATTCCATGAACCGTCAGCAGTATCTACTACTTCGGTTACATTAGCAAAGTTTCTACGTTGCCATTGATGTCTTTTCTCCAAGAACTTGAATACTGGGTCATCAGTTGGCTTTTTAGCTACTGCTGATAAATATGCAAAGAAAGGTGATGAGGCAGGATTTAGTTCGGCGACTCTCTCACCGAAGTTAAATATTCGTCTACTATCATCGATAGAAACACCTTGTGGTGTTACACCAATGCTAGGAGAGAATACTCCATTAATGTCTTGTGCCATTTTATTCTCCTTGGACTATTGTCCAGTTTTAAAAGATGTTACGCTTAGAAACATTTCTAATCATAGCATCCATCATTTTGTCTTCTGTGTTTTTATTACCTAAAGACTGGTCACTGGCTCCTGGTTGTACTCCAATAGGTTTAGGTATACTTAACTTCTCTTGTCTTTGATTCATTAGTGCTACTTTCTTTTGAGCTTCTGGGGTTATCTGTGTAACCTGTTGTGCCGCATTCGGCTGTTTCAATTGATGTAACTGTACCAAATTATCTAAAGATAAAGAATCTGGTGATGACATCTTCTGCATAAAGTCATTAGCTTGTTCTGGAGTATAGTTATACTTAACTTGTAAGTCTTGCATAACTTTATTATCTCTAGCCATAGCTTTTTGAGCTTCTTGCTGCTGATTCATCTGATTAACATAGTAATTATTAGAAAGTTCAACATATTCTGTCATATCTTCTAAATAAGAACTTTGTTTTGTTAAGTACTTTGCTGATGCACTATCGGGGTCAGTCAAAGCCTCAGAGTGGTCGTAGCTAGAAGGCTTAACAGGTTTAACGGGTTTTTCTAAAGCCGTTTCCTGCTGAGTCGGTTTATCTGCTTGAGGTGTAGACACTTTTGACATAACATCTGCCATTTGTGATTTTAACATATCTACCTCAGCAGAACGTTTATCTGCTTGACTTTGCCAGTACTGAAATTGTCCTGGGTCACTCTTTGGGTCACTCATAGTCTGAGTATCTGTAGTATTACTTATAGCTTCATTTGGACTGTCAGTAACTAACTGCTCTTGAGTTGTTCCAAATATTTCGCTAAAAATATCTTCAGAAGTAGCTGTTGGTTCAGTCTGCATACCTTCAACTTCCTGTTCATCTATTTGTGCCATTGTATTTTGTTCATTTTGCATGATTTATTCTCCTGTTAACTTCCCTCTGTATTCCCGTCATCTTCAAAAATATCTTGTTCTTGAACATCTTCTAGGTTTACATTAGGATTCATCAACTGTTGTTTCGCATCGTTCAACCTTGCCTTATAAAGGCTTGTTGCCATATCAGCACGATTAGATACTTTATCTAATCCACCGCTGAATTTTTCTACTTCTAAACGTTTCTTAGCATGAAGCTCTTCACGGTTAGCAGTTTGTAAGTCTCCTTGGACTTTCTTTAATTCTGCTTGCAACTGCTCATTTTGTTGAGCTAGTTGTTGCATTTGACCAGAACGTTCTAAGACACCATCGATATCTACTAGTTCTGATTTCTTTAATACTTCTACTTGGTCAATTAATCCCATTTTATACATTTCCATATAATTTTGCATTAATGCCATTCTATTTGTTGGTAATGTAGAACCAGATACAACTACAATGTCATATCTTCCAGAACCAACATCGTGAAACTTAGCAACAGAACCATTGTCCATTTCTTTGTAAAAATTAAATCTTTCTTCTTTTTCAGTTCCATTAGGTTGTACAAGACGTACTACTTTTTCTTCTGTGTATAGTTGTTGCATTAATGGTATTGCAACTTTACCAATTTGATTTAACATACCTTCAATATCGTCACGTCTTGATTTAATTCTTCTTTGTCCAAACTCGTCAATAACCATTGTACCTCTATAGGTAGATGGAGCACTTTGTGAACTACCTTGCATTAACTCAAAAATACCAAAGCCGTATTCTAAGTCATACTTAGCATCTGCTTCATTTTTATATAATTCGTTTGGAAGTGGTACTGGACCAGCTACTATCGGTGCACCTAGTTCAGCATCGAACTCTATAACACTGGTTCCAGCCTTACTCCACTCTTGTTCGATTTGGTTTAAGTCTGCTGAACCACGAGGGATTAAAAGTTTTACATTTGTACTTGTACTTGCGTGTGCTATAATTAATGAACGAATTTTATTTATGTATTCCTGTAACGGTCTAAATAGTCTTACATCAGACTCAGGATAAGGATTACGATGATGTACATTCATTAAAGGAACAATAGGATAATCTTCTACAGGTAATAATCTTGTATATAATAATTTATCTCCAACAGTGACAATCATTTTTACACAACATTTTTCTATAGCATTAGATTTTATTTGACCTGTACCTATTAATTCTTCTACTGTCATAGGTATTAATATAGTAGTACTACCTGGTATTGAGTTTTCATCTTCTTCTCCAGGAACACGAATTGGGTCCTGTGGAATAGGTTGACCTGTATTTGGGTCTAATTGTGGTTCAGGTAATTCATAATGAAAAATAGGTCCTATATCTTTTATAATCTCAAACATTTCTTGTACAGACTCTTCTTCAAACAATATTATCTCTTCACCTTTAATAGTTTTTACTTTAATGTAGTATGTCATTAAATACTCTGCATACTCATCAGCGTCTAATAAATGTTCAGATTGTGAAAAAGGTTCAAAACAATTATAATAAGAGTGTCTTTCTCTAGTATATCTTTCTATAAACTGTCTTCTCTCGTGTACCGTTGTCGTACCATCCGTAGAAAAAATTTGTCCTTCAGTAGCAGATAAGTTAGTAATAGGTTTTTCATCTGTTTCATCAGGATGTAAGGATGCTTGCTCTATTATATCTGAAAACTCAGGATAGATTTGCATAGATTGTTCATCTGTCATATAAGTTGCTACCATAATATGTGCAGCATCTCTTGCAAATTTATCTTTAGCATTAGGGTCAATAAATACATCTAAAGGATTTACCGACTTTACATAAACTTCTCCCTTACCCATATCTGCATCGGGGTCTTGAAATACTTGAAGTACTCCCATACCTCCAACATAGTAGTCATCGATAGCTTCTTTGAGCTCTTCGTCTCCAGACGATATCTGCCAAATATANTGAAAGAGGTCGGAAAATACTTTTGCCGTGTCTCTATCTGAGTCTTCACGACCAGTAGAACGGAATTGAGGCGAGTTATAGGTTAGAAGGGATTTAGCAGTTTCTACAATCGGATGGATTCTATTTACTACGATAGGTGCTTGTCCACGTGCTTCTAGTACATCACGTTCTTCATCACTCCATTGAGCTCCAGCTCGGAACTCTACCGCTTCTTGAAATTTTTGAGCCCATTGGTCTCTTGAGCTTTTATAGTCTGTGTATAGTTCCCTTGTTAAATTAACTTCTTCAGGAACCTCACGTGGATTAACATCACCAGTCTTATAATCAAAGACAAATTCTAAGTCATCTTTATTTTGTCTTCTTGTACTCGCTAGTTGCTTTTGAATTTTTTTTGGCATTTATTTGTTTATAACCCTTCGGTATGTCTACCTTATCCAATTTGTCTAACTTATTAATAAAATCGTTAAAGTTTAAAAAGTACTTGCTTTTATCCATAAATGTAGTACAGTGAAATTACGGGATTTTTTTTGTATTTGTCAAGGATTATTAAAATAATTTCCAAGACTTGCTTTTCTTTCTCGTATACCACTCTTCTCGTTGCTGTTCTTTTTCTACTTGTTGATGTGCTGGTCTATAGCAATTTTTGTTTGCATAGAAGAAACCATCAAGTAAATCATCATGTTTACCACGTGGGTATAACAACAACTCATCTTTAAATGCCTGCATATTAGATTGAATGTATACTTTTTTGTTTGCAAAGATAGGCTGCAAACTTTCTAATCTGTAATTCTTAGAGGTACGAGGATTCTCTTTTATTTCTAATCCAGGTATAAACATACCCATTTGTTCTGCTTGTTCTTTAATATATTGGCGTAACATCTCTTGATAGCCAACAGATTCAATACGAGTTTTAGTACTTTTGTATTGTTTGAAGTTATTTATGATAGCATCAGCTAAATCTAGT